ACTTTGTGGAGTTGTGTTTGCAGGATCAGTTTTGGGAGTTTGCCAAATGTCTTTGTGCGCATCCAAAGGGGATACAGGAGGATTTGCAGCACCTTCGGGAACCATACCATTCGGTGCAGTTCCAGGAGTTGCCGCAGTTCCAGGAAGCGGTTGGCCAGGATTAGCCGCACCAGTAGGAACATTAGGATTAGTTTGCCCAGGCTGCGGAGTTGCAGGAGCCGCAGCCGGAGCACTCTTGAAGATGGAGAAAATATCGAAAGACATGATTTAGGTCCTAGGAGTTGTTATCGGATTGGGAGTTACGAGCAAGGATTCGCAGTTGAAGTTCCGACTCTTCAGCACGAATTAGGAGAAAACGGAAAGCGGCAAGTTGCCCTTTGAGATGGGCATCATCCTGTGCGAATTGTACAGGATTGTTGGGATTATAAGTTAGGTTGATAATTTGTTCCGCTACATCTGCAATGTTATTTTGGATAACTTGCCGCTGGAGTGGAGTTAGGAGGGAACCATTGAGTGTTTCGAGTTCAGCTAGTTTGTGGGAAGCGAAAGAATTCATTGTGCAGTTCCTCCGTTAGCGGCCGCTGCAACTTGTCGCATGTTTGCATTTCCACCGGCCGGTTGTTGCTGTCCCTGTCCTTGCTGATTTGCTGGGGCGCCAGGAACATAACCATATTGTTGCGGTTGCGGTTGCGGAGGAAGAAGTTTTTGCACCATATCCTGAAGATCTTTCAGTGTGATTCCTTCAATTTTCATGGTAGCTGTCTTTGCTAGTTCCGCGACCTGCGCAGCCGCCTGTTGCCATTGTGCCATTCCCTGTTCATAAGCCATCTGCTGTGGAGATTTCTCGAATGCGGAAAGATCCACATTACGAGTTTTCATCAGATAGGAGAATGCAGGAGAGAGATTGTATCCAGCGCCGATTTGTTGGGAAGATCCCATGGTTTGGATAGCCATGGTGAAATCATCCCCACTAATTACCTTATCGGTAGGTGTAAGTCCATCAGTGATTGTGTATGCTACAAAGGAGCGGCGCAGAGCAACCGGATCAACTTTTACAACTTGCTGTTGGGAAGGCGAGAAGATGGAAACACCAGCCTGATATTGCATAGTGTTTATTTTTATCATCTCCTTCATGGGAGTAAACACTTGCGCCTCGAATAGCATTGCTGTGGTCTGATCGCGACCATTAGCATTTGCCATCACAGTATCAAATTCATGCAGGGTTTTATTACCCTTTACGAATTGTCCTTGGCGAGCTTGGTTCAGCCCATTTGCAACATTCGCCATTTGCAGGAGTTGCGGGAGTTCTTGGAAAGCTACAGCCGATTGATCGTCTCGATATGGAATTGGAAAATATGCTTCCTGCGGAGTTTTATTGTATCCTGCAGGGCGCATGGGAATCTTAGCAGTGGGGCTATCACTGTTGATGTGCGCTTCACTGATAAGGAGAGGATTGTAAATTCCGCGATCGGAGATTGCTCGCCGACGCGCTGCCATTGCAGAATTTACGAGCGCGCTGGAGACTTCCTGAAAAGGTTTCGCATTTGCTGCCAGACTTTTGGTTTGGTAGCCGAGCCCGTCTTCATTCGGCTGGCCAAATAGAACAGGAAGGTTATTATGAGCATTCGTCTGACGTTCTGCATATATAAGAACTTGATGGTTGACGAAGATAAATTTCCAAACTTGCGGAGTATTGGCGGAAGGAACACGAAGGCGAAAATCTTGAGGAATTATACGAGCGAAAAGTGTAGTGACTTCGTATAGATTCCGGTATTGCATCTCACCAGGCGGCCGTTCCAACAGACCCGCCCAAGACATCCAATCTGTAGATCTGCGAGGATCCCGTTGCATCAGTGCATCAGGATTGATTTGTGGCATGTAGTAAGTTTCAATGCCACCAACACCACCAAATGCTGCAGAACCAAGGCCACTTTCGAATGCAGCCTTGATATTGGATACCATTTTATCGGGAAGTTCATTGATGAATTTCTTGAGATGGATACGGGACATCAGTTCCGTGTGGCCAACAAATTCACCATCTTTGTAAATCTGTGTAGGGAGGTAGCGAGAATCCCAAAAGGAATTGTATGGATCCCAGCGTTTGATACAATTACCTTCCCAGATTACTTCCTTAGGGCGGCCCTCTTTTCCGGCAGTAAAGGACAGATCAGTTTCAACGGCCGCGGTAACAATGCGATCCCAGCTAGTTTCGATAATGCCAATGTTATATTTGAAACAATCTCGGAAGAAGATGAGGAGTTGCTGCACCCAGCCGCCCCGAATACTATTTTCCTCAATAATTGCTTGGTACTGCAATGCGGCATCCTCAGATCCAGGTGCAGCCACCCAACCGAAAATTGGATTGCCAGTTAGGAAGACAGATGCTTGGTAGGTTACTGCAGCTTCCACTTGTGGCATAACTACTGGAACAGTAATGTTCTGGAATTTGGTGGAATCCCCATAGCGGTTAGCTAGTTGTGCCCGCTTGTGATCGCTTGTCCAATCTGCCTCACGAATATATGCAAGATCAATTTCTCGCATTTGTGCCCGCACATTCCATTGCATATTTAGCATGGAATAGCACTGGCGATGAAATTGCAGAAGGGCGGCTTGGCTAGCTTCTGGAATAATTAGTGGTGTTGCAGAGGACATTGGAGTTAGTTTCCAGTAGTTTGGATATAAATTGCAAGATTAGAAACAAGCATTCTCGCTTGGATCCCACACACGTATATTACTGTTATTCTGTTCCTCAACTATCGTACCTCCAACAATGAGATGTCCATACATTTCAATCATTTTCGGTGCGTATGTGAGGCAATCCAGAATACCGTCGGTGTTGTCGCGGCGAAGTGGGTTGAATTGGGAAATTTGTAGATTTACTGCAGGAGTTTGGGAAGGATGTACCATTATTTCCCCTGCAAGAAGTTGCTTAAACATGTTGAGTATGCGGCTATTTTTGGAATACGTGCCGCTATACAATTCTACTGCCTCAATTCCAATGATTCCTCGTTGCATACACACATATTGGAACCAATAATTGAGTGTATACTGATATGCATTCGATTCAATACCAATTACACGGCAGTTTCTAGTTAGTGCAATGATAAGTGCTTTAGCTATGGTATCACCTGGGGACAGACGTTCCTCAATTAATTGCTTACATACCGGAATTGTGGCATGTATTTCAAAGTACATGATGGTAACTGCATCGGAATTAGCCTTATCAGTGGCTGGATCGATGATTATGAAGTTACCTTGGTGAATTTCATCATCTGGAAATGGGTATGCAGGCAGTTTTGTGAGGTCAACTAAGTTATTTACACTAGCATTCTCATCATTCAGCACTTCTGCATAGAAAATCTCTGGGCGACCTGTAGAAAGATCGTTTTCGTACTCCTTAATTAGCTGGGAAATTGGTTGAAGATCTTCCCAAAGTGAGGAGCCATCTGCCAGAATGCCACCAACAATGAATTTTATCCAATTCGGGTTCTGTTTCAGGTGGCGAAGAATAGAATATTTAGTGGGATACATGTTCCCGATGAAAATGAACAGACAACCATGTGGACTTTTGGCCTTCATGGCAGTACCGATCATATCGGTTTCTATCTGCTTGCTAATTATTTCCGATTCTGCATCCTGCCGACTCTGTATGTCATCAAAAATCATCACATCTGGGCGCTGATGTTTTAGATTCAGACCACGTACAGTTGCTACTGTACCGGCAACTACCAGGATGTTGCGGCCCCGATAACCAAATTTCTTTTGATCCTGTCGTTCAGTTTCCACAGAGCCTAGTTTGTAATCTCCGAATAGTGCCTTAACATTCGCTTCACTGAGGAAGTCCATCACATCCGCAATTATAGCATTGGCCTTTTGCTGGCTGTTTGCATTTACAAGGATAAATGTGCGCTTTGTGAAAAGTATCACATATAGTATGAATACTTTTATGAAGGTAGTTTTGGAAAAGCCACGAGGAAGTCCGAGTGCTAGTTGGGAGAAATCCCGTTCTTTATGTACATAGGAAACTAACAGATCCCAGGCAGCTTTAAAGAGTGGCGGATAGTCGTAGCGAAACACTGTAGGCATTGCGAGTGCCGCCAGGAAATCTAAGTTCGTGCGTGCTAGTTGCTCTGCTTCGCTAGCATTAAATACACCTTCCTGGATTGGGGATTCGTAATGTTCCTCCAGATTATTGGAAAGATATTCCTGTTTGTATAAAGGTGGTTGTTGTGAAAAACCTAGGCGAGATTCCCAAGTATTGCTCATTTTGGTTTATAAGAATGTTGGCGACTCAGGATTAGTTGGATAGCCAGGAGTTGCTCGCGGGCAGCTTGTTTGTTTCGTTCAGCCAATAGTGCGGCTTGTGCAGTAGATTCCGAGGCGGCGATTGCTCGCTTGATTGCCTGCAGTTCAGCCAGTGTTGGATTGTTGCTCATTTGAACCTCCGATGGATTGTCGTAGTTGGGCGAGTTTACTGGAACGAATAGATTCTTGCTGTTCGGCGGCGGCGATTGCTGCAACTTTCGCTCCTGCAAGTAAGCTATCCATCTTTCCAGATTGTACTGTTATAAGATCCTGTTGTCCGGCACGGATTACTTGATTGTTGATGTTCACAGTGATTTCATTCTTAGTGAATTTTTGGTATGTGGATGTGGGGAGAATTAGCGGGATGACTGTTTGTTGCGCCGTTATGGAATCTGGTGCCATTGCGCCACGCCGCTTTGCTCCATTAATTACGGAAATAGCGCGGAGAATTTCTAATGGGCGCACCATAAAGGGCAGTACATTTCGCATCTTCTCAATCAGATCGTCTTCTAGGGAGTCATAGCGAGAATCCCGTTCATTATGTTTCGCTAGATTTGTGAAGCGCAGTTCAGCTACCTTTGCGGCAAAGTTTGCGTCACTTAGGAGTTGAGAAATTGCGGAAGTAGAAACCCCGAGGGCAGATGCAACCATTTCGGGCCCAATGCCCTGTCCTAGTAGCGAGAGTGCCCTAGATTCCGTGGATGTAGGAGTTGAGGTGATTGCGGATGTAGCGAGCGCCATAATGTTTCCTAGGTTGCTGGAACTATACCAATTGTGCCGCAGATGTGGTGGTGGGGAGCATATGGATGTTTTGGGAAAATTTTTTGGAAAATATTTGTAGAAATGGTTGTAGGAAATGGAGATGTTGGTGGTAGGAGAAATGTTAGCTGGGAGGGGAATTGGAAAAAGTTTAGGAAAATGAAAGTGGTTGTATAGGACATTTGGCAGCCGCGATCCCAAAAAGGCCCTCACCCCCTCGGCTTCGATTTGTCAGTATGCTCATGATGTGTGGGCGCATGATGTGTGTACTGATGGTTATGTTAGTGAGTACTCACATTTTTAGCCGAGCTGGAGGGTGGTTAGCTGGTGCATGCAACATACTGCACACTGGTGCAAAGCACTGCACTATATTGCATAGTGTAAAGATATGTAAAGCAACCCATTTTTGCTGTTCCTTTAGTCTGTTTTGACCTATACTAGGGGGCAGATTAGTAAACAGACGGGCATTCACCTTATCCATTGCATGCGTGTATGCGTGTGCAGTGGATAATAGAATGCTTGCCAATAGTGGCAGTGCAGATTGCACCATTATGGTGTAGGAGATACTATCATGTCCAATGTTTCCAATCGTCATCCCGTGAATCAGTTCGTCGCGGGCACCAGTAAGCCGCTCGCAGAACAGCGCTTGTCCAAAGTGGGGTACAAGACGACGACGGATAAGAAGACCAAGAAGGAAATCCCGCCGAAGTTTCCGAGTGTGTGTGCCAGTGTGCCGAAGTTTTCCAATGCACAGATTCTCGATCGTGCAACTGATCTCGTGGATTCGATTCGTACTGTGGTGGAAAATGCGCAAGACGGCATTTTCAAATCGCTGTATGAATCCAGCGGTGGAACTCTGAGGGAAGTGTCAGATGAGGATATCTCCATAGATGCGTGCATCGCATTCTTGGCAGCGGAGAATGAAGGCGATAGGCTTACCAAGGAAAGCATTGGGAAGTGGTTTGTTTCCGGACTTGCTGACAATCTTACGGTAGTTCTGGCGGAGAAGTATGGATTCGAAGAGCTGAATGATGCACAGATGGAGCGGATCAATAAGGATCTCGCAGCATTCAAGGGATTGTTGTCTCTGTTGGCAGGTAAGGATGTATTCCTCGCTGATGCACAGAAGAAGGGCATTGCGTTTGCACTGAAGTATGCTGCGGAGGATGATGCAGTTGCACAGAAGCTGCTGGTAAAGTTCGAAAAGCTGAATGAAGCTATCGACCCGGCCGCAGCGCTCGGTTTCGCACTTTCCTGAATGTTTCAAGAAACAGGAAACTAGACTATGAGGATTCGTGGTCTGGTAGGCAAGATAGACCACCAGACCGCCAGACCACGAGGGTGCACGTGACCCCAGCCCGAGGTGTTTGTTGTATCTACACCACATAGTTTAGTTTCCTCTCCCTGTTTACTTTCCATATCCATATAACTAGGTACCTGTTTATAGCTGTACCTATTTATATGTGTAGGGGGTATTAAAAATGTATAATAGTTACATTTACTTACATATATTTTTATTTGAAGCAACCCCTAATATAGGCCGTAAGAGGATTGCGCTATCCATAGATTCACCCTTTCGGCACATTCACATCCATGGGAGTTACCAACATACCCATTACTAGCCACATCCATGTAACTAACCACAAGGAGGAAACTAACCATAGTGCTAACATCCACCGATAGGCCCCTTGACACCAGCGCCGCATGCCTGTAGTCTGGCAGTCTAGCGGTCTGGTTTTAAGTTTTTGTTTAGTTTAATTTTCCACGTTTACTAACATATTACAGGAGCTAATCACCCTTCCACAGTTAGTTAGCTAGTTCATTAACCTTATCTCTCACCACATGAGGGGTAATATAATGAGCTTGCAATATCGCAATGTCTCAGATAGCGGCACACCCGCAGAAAGATACAATTCAACGAATACTAGATTCCTGCCAGCAATGATTTATCCACTAACCTGGATGAATCATTGCGGCAGGGATTTTCCTGCACTCATAGCAACAGAGCCCCATCATGACAATCCTCTACACCTCTCTTATTGAAATACGTTCATACAATCCTTGCTCGAGTGGATGGCGCGATATTTATGCTGCACAGTGCATTCGTAACCTGGACAAACCGTTCCCACTGATCGATTGTCTGGATAGCAACCCCACACTTGATGTATTGTGGCTATTGGGCATGCGGAAAACAGAAGTATCAATTGCGGTTGAAACAGCACAAAGATATGTAGAACACATCGAAGCGCATGGAGTACATAAACAACCAGCACTTTCAGCTTATTGGGAAGCATGTAAAAGTCATGCAAAAAACGCAATAAATTATAAGTCACCATTTCTAAGAGCTGATGCTGCAATGGACTGTGTGAGGCTTGGACACCGTATGTATGTATACACAAACCAAAATCCGGAGCTAATAGCGAAACAAATACTTCGCGCTGAAATCCTTTCTTATCAATCAATCCAATAACCCATAAATAGGGCAACATCATGACACAATCCCATACTCGCGTAATCATTCGTGATCTATACGTAAGTGCTTATGTATCCTGGCACAATGCCTGGTTGCTTGCACTTTCCGAGAATCGACAGTTCTCTCGTTGGAGCCCGTATTCGTCTGTGCGCTCCATACATTCCATTCATTGATCCCTCCGTAGAAGGAAACTATCATGCCCACCACCAAAACACCGACACTTTATCTTTCCTTCATTGAAGAAGAGGAACATATTGGTGTCATTGTTTCACCCACATTAATTGACGTATTGGACGGATTGGATATCGATACCGAATGTTTGATAATCTGGCATTACATGGGGAATAAAGTGCCAAATAACGATTCAATCCTGCAACATGCATTCATGGACTGGATAAGTAATATCTACCAGCGTGCCGGTATCAATACAGTCAAGGAATTGTGAGGACACCATGTCCAAAAAATACCGTCCATATTTCACCCTCCAAGAACTCCATACCATCCTAACCACCCTGAAAGCGGATGGTATAGCAACCGGTTTGATTCGCTACCTCGATCGATACATAATTGACATCGAACGAGGAACACGAACACCAAACCACGTCGGTAATCCATCCCTCGCAGAGAAACTAGGATTTTCCCCTGATGAAAAGGAGATACCAGATCAGCAACTGATAGCTGAACAAGCATACTATGCGTGGACAACACATCCCGCACAATGCTCGCCCGCCACAATAGCGATAGCTCGGCGCCATGCATATGAGAATGATCTGTTAACTCCGGAACAGGAACAAGCATATGAGCATGAACAAGGAATAATCTGGATGAACACATAATGCTACGAACATTCCTCATTGCAGTTCCATACATACTAGCCATCTTGTCGTGTTATGCACTGGCAGGATGGCTAGATGCGCTTTCACCCTCAGCATTGTCAATACACTAATGTTTTCCTAACCGTATCGGAAGATTCCATCATGCAGATTCTATGTTCATATTCCTCTCTCGTATTCGAGTGCGCACATTTTCCAGGTTTCCTACAATCCCGGGAAGCTTGCCATCCCATCTTCCACATGGAACAGCGCAAGCTTCTTCCATACCTGCGAAAATGGGCAACCCACGAACTCACAGAAACGGATTCCTATCTCCTCTTCGTTGCACTCCTGAAAAGTAGTGATCTAGTTGATTTCCGTGTGCCAACTATTCGCACGGAAAAAACAGCTTCCATAATTGCACAAGAAATGGAGCACTTGGCGCGCACAGTCATCAAACTTAACGCGGTACAGAATCCAGCGGTGGTTTTTCCTCATTACGTCATTACGCCAGAAACCAAGACGCTGGATAATGTGCGTTATTGGATAGAGAATTGGGAAGAATCCTACACGCTGTTCACCAAAGGAAAGCTACGAGATATCGAGGGACGGGATGAATGGAAGAAACTACAACTTCGAGAAGCTGCTCTCCAAAGATTCATCAAGAATCCACATAGGGATGTATCTACCTACAGCGGTTATCTAAGCGAGTGGGCCGCCATCGCAGGAAACTTTCCAACATTCAACATTACCAGCCCATGGAACGGAGAAACGATTTCCTGCTCCACATTCTGGAAACAAATCATCACCTATTGCGCGCAGGAAGAGAAACTATTCTCCATCGCGCGCAAAGATCTAGCTGAACTCCTGGAACATTGTGAGGAGCACATACCATCAGGCTCCATCTATTCCCACATGCTCTTCAAAGTTCTTCGTGCCGCTGAAGTGCGACTAGCCAGTTTCCTAAGCCTTGGTGATCTAGATCTGTCAGCAGGAACTTACGCGATCCTTGAGGCAACAGACACTGCGGAAAGTGCAAATATTAAGGCGGCAATCCAAGCTGCGCCAGAAACAGAACCGCGACCGGAACAATATCCTACTAAGTTCGCATACATGAAAGCGAAATTCAGGTGGGATATGAGCAAGAAGTATGGTAATCCTCCCCCTCCCGCTTCAAATGATGGCAAAACTGATGGAGAACCCACATGACGCTTACTCGCGAACAATACATAGCTTGGCACAAAGAGGTTTTTTGGGAAGAGCCTCCCGAAGAACAAATAGTTCTATTTCTGGCTCTACAAAATACTGGTAGATTAGCTGAAGAAGCAGATTATTGGTACAAAGAAGGGCTGAAATACCTTGCAAAAGCTGCCGTAAAAGGAAATCAGAAATGAATCTCCCAAAACCAATTCCCCTAGATCTTACTTACCAGCTTCAATCCAAATTCCACCTGCCCGCAGATACTGTGCGACTGTGTGAAAAGTATTACATCCTGTATTGGGAAGCGCGATTCGTACATAACCAACTAACCAACTATGGTACAATCAAACGGGAAAATGTTCTATACAAACCTTTCCTGTCCCCTGATATAACCATACAAAAGCTAGCTGATAATCCCACCCTCACTGTACGACTGTCTTTCAGGAAACTAGCTTGGAAACCTGAAGGATATGTACTAATTGCCGCTCTCCCACCACGATCCTAACATCTCCCACATTTTTGCATAAAGGAAATTCATATCGTGAAAGTAGCTACACTGATCGAACAACTTCAAAAGTTGCCGCCATACATGGAAGTTCACATAATGGATGATGAATATAGAGGATTTGTCCTAAATCAGATCATTCTCGCACCTTGTTACAATGATGTATATCTCGTAGATGCAGCAATATACATGTTCAACCCAAAATTGAATCCTCACGAAATGATTTTGTATACTGAGTAACTTCCATAAAAGGTATAAGCAACATGGACAAAACCAAACTTGCCGAACTAATGGCGAAAATTCGGGCGCAAAGATCCCTGAATAACCCGCCACAATGGAAAGATCAATTTCCATCAGTGCAACCATCTCCACCTCCCACAATTCCACCAGTCCAAACGGGGACTATAACCGGCACAAACCTAGCTGATCGTATAGCTCAACTACGGGCACGAACAAAGGAACAATCGGCACCATCAATCATTGCGGGGGAAACGGGTGCAACAATAGCGGATGATATAGCGGATGCCCTACAACCTGAGCACCATATAACCATTTCCCTAACCAATGGGCACGATGCGCCAGTTCCATCCCATGGACAGGTAATTGATAAATACGGCAAACTCATAACCCTGAATGAGCGCCAACAAGAATTTGTCCGCATTGCTGGCATTGAGCGGAAAAGTGCAGTTCTAATCGGTGCGGCTGGTACAGGAAAATCCACCACACAATACGCTGTATGTCAGGAATCCATACAATCTGGTAATGCTGGTGTTTTGCGCACCGAGGACCACAAACATCTCATAGATGGAACTCCGGGCATTGTGGTAATTGCATACACTCGCCGCGCAGTAGCGAACATCAAACGAAACCTGCCCCTAGATCTCCAAGGTAATGCTATAACAGTTCACAAACTTCTAGAATATCAACCGGTATACTATGAGGTGATGAATGAGGAAACTGGGGAAAGCAAAACCAAAATGGCGTTTGAAGCTACTCGCCACGCCGGTCGCCCATTACCAACAACAATTTCTACAATCATTGTCGAAGAAGCTTCCATGCTTGGAACTGATCTGTTCCAGCAATTAATGGCGGCTTGCCCACACGCTCCGCAACTGATCTTTCTTGGTGATATCCAACAACTTCCACCCGTATTCGGGCCGGCAATCCTAGGATTTAAGCTCCTTGAACTTCCTGTCGTTGAGCTAACTGAAGTCTATCGGCAAGCATTGGAAAGCCCAATCATTCGCCTCGCTCACCGCATCCTCAGCGGCAATCCAATCAAAGCGCCAGAACTTCCCGAATGGAAGTTTCCAGGAAAGCTCACCATACATCCATGGAAAAAGCGCATTGAGGCACATGCGGCACTAAACACCGCTTCCTTATTCTTCACTACTGCGATAGATAAAGGTGCATACAATCCGGAGGAAGATATCATCCTGATGCCGTTCAATAAATCCTTCGGCACTATAGAACTAAACAACATGATAGCTAATCATCTCGCCCACAAGCGCGGTGCAGTAGTTCATCAAATTGTCGCGGGCTTCCAGAAACTCCATCTAGCAGTTGGTGATATAGTTCTGTACGATAAGGAGGATGCAGTAATCACCAAGATAGAAATAAATCCGGTATATAATGGTGCTAGCTATATGCCAGCATCCGCTACACTAGATTATTGGGGCTATGATTCTGCTGGCCCACAGGAAGCGCGAGAAACACAAGATGAAGATGTTGATGTTGACTTCCTTCTTTCTCAAGTAGCAAGCGCGGAAGCATCCGAGGATCGAGTTCGCAGTGCATCCCACATCATTCACCTAAAAATGCGTGATAGCGATACCGATATAACAATCAATAAAGCAAGCGAACTGAATGCTCTGTTGCTGGGATACTGCCTTACAGTTCATAAAAGTCAGGGCAGTGAATGGAAGAAAGTTTTCCTAGTAATCCACCAATCCCACGCAACGATGACACAACGGGAACTTCTCTATACCGCTTGTACTAGGGCGCGCGAGGAACTATATATCATCTGCGAACCAGATACATTTGAGAAAGGAATTCTCAGCCAAAAGGTGAAAGGAAACACACTAGCGGAGAAAGCGGAACACTTCAAGGGTAAGCTCACGGATGGATTTGTGCTTGCGTAATCATTCACATCTCATACAGTAAAGGGAATAATCGTGGCATACAATAACCTATATCTTACAGAACAGGTTCCATTCAACACACTATTGAACCAAACACTCACAGCTATAACAGTGGATACAGAAGAAAGCCAAATCGTATTTACAACACAAGAAGGAAAAACTTATGTGTTGGCCCATGACCAAAGGTGCTGTGAAGAGGTGTACATTGAAAGTGTAGTTGGTGACACAAATGATTTGCTTAATACACCAATCCTTGTAGCGGAGGAAACTACTAATGAAACTGATCCACCAGTAAATACTTGTGATGGCGAGTGCGTCTCATATACTTGGACATTCTATAAGTTTGCTACAATTCGAGGATACGTAGATATTCGTTGGTACGGAACATCTAATGGTTGTTACAGCGAATCCGCGAATCTATATTCTATGTAGGAGATAACCATGACAACAGCCAAACATCCTCCCCATATCAAATTTTCAGATGATCGCGTTACACTAACTTGCCTGAAATGTTTTGCATCCATGAATACTCAATACGCACCCTATGAAGTAAATCTATTTCTAAAAACTCACGAGCATTCACCAACTGCGCCAGTTCTTCCAGCAAATAAACCTGCGAAACCTTGGCCATCCTACTAACTTTCCCGGTGAGGAAACTAACGTGCGCAGGGCCCTTGACAAGCCATCCCCGCCCCGGTAGACTGCGCACCTGCCGTTGGGAATCTCGGCACCAATAGATTCCCAAAATAGTTTTTCCCACAACCGCCGTACTCCGGCAATTACTTTTCAAAAGGTTCTCATTTAAAATGAACGCTCCCGCACACACCATCAATGCCAATCCTGCCGATACGCATGTTGAACTCAAGGAGATGAAGTTTCGCTTTAAGAAGGACAAGACTGGTTCGCAGCGACCCTCCGTGGAACTGAAAAAGGTTCCTGTTCCTAGCGTAACCGGTTTGATCAACATCATCGAAACTGGCGGCAAGTCTTTGGAACTCATCCTGGAAGTTGCTAGCGACACCATTCGTGCAGCTCTTGCTTCCTACATCAGCGACAATGAAGCTGCTGCGGAAAACAACATTCCCTGGAACAAGTTCACTTGGAAGGCTGTTGCTGAAGCGCCGCGTGCGGAACGTTCCACGATTGCTGCAGAACTTTGGGATGCCTTTACCAAGGACTATCTGGAAGTTATGCCTGCTGTTTCTGGCAAGACTCCGGACCAACTTGGCAACGCTTGCCAAGTCTATCTGAAGAAGTTCTCCATCATTAAGACCAACAAGCCGATCATCAAGAATCTGCAACAACAACTCGGCCTGTATATGGAACATTCCAAGAAGGCGGAAGATTTTGTGGAAATCTTGGAACTGCTCAATGACAAGGCTAAGGCATATCTGGAAGCCAACGATATCGAACAGTTGGTTGCGAATCTGTAATCCCTAGCTAGCGACATCCTGGGCATGATGTAAAACTGCCCCACATCTGTTTCTATTCCCTTATACATTTCCTAAGCAGTGTATAAGATAATGGATGCAGCTCCCGATGATCGACAATATAACCCAATATGGAAGCGACTGAAGGCCGAAAAGAAGGTTTCAGTCGCTGTTCCTTTGCCCCTACATGATCGCATAATCAAGGCTGTAACTAAGGAAAAGTGGTTAGATCTGGAGTATAAACTTCAAATCGAACCACGTACAGCAACTATGCGGCACAGTGTGAAAGGAGCAGTTATTACCTTTAGACTGTACATATCCCTTCCACCAGTAATCACTCCCACGGATTTCTGATCATCCATACTCCTGCAATACCACCATGCGTGAAACTGCACCAACCGTATATGTTACTCTCACTGGGAACATAATGAATTCCACGGAGAAAGCTATTCTTCTGGAAGTTCTACAAATTTCCGGCACTCCCACAGCTAAATCCCGTACATTGTGGTTCCCAAAATCCCAGTGCTCCAAGATGTTCAAAGATCCTGTGGACCTGGATAAAGATTTCATCTGTGTCGCGGAATGGATCTGCAAGGAAAAGGAGTTGATATAATGGATGATGCACAAGCAATCACCTTTGCATTGCAGGAAAAAGTTGCAGAACTGTCGGCTGCACTACTTTCCAAGCATCCCACAATGTCATCTCTCCTGCAAACCATTCACAAAACTTTGCGACAATACCCTGAGCAAGTCACTGTGCTTTCACCTCAGGAACTCAATATTGTAGTCGAAGGACTGAAAGTACAAACTATGACAGTGTTTGCAGAGAAAACTACCAAACCTTCCACATCTGCAACTGCTTCCCTAAAGAAAGCAATTGCTTCGAAAGGTGCAGATGCGTTCTAACCAGCATCTCCCATGTACTCCCAAGCAATTGGCATGGAAAATAGGAATGATCTGCGAACACTGGAAGAAGTTTGCAACCCTATTTCCAGCACCCACACCTGCACCTACCCAGCCACAGAACAAACCCCTACCGAAGGAAACTTCCGCCTCCTAATTGCCTGCCTTAGTGCAGGCTTTCCTACTGTTAAGTTCCGCATTCTTGCTGACTGGTTAGCTATTCCACCCTCGCCAGCTCTTGAACCATTCGCGGTGCTAGGAACTGAACAGTACGGTTCACTAATTCGTACAATACAATCATGCAATCCATCGAAGAGTTGCTCTCTGATTCAATATCTGATCTGGGAATACTCGATACAGATAGCAGCGATGTACTCGTGGAATCGCCAACAGGAACTACTGGAGTTTCTTGGCAAGAACCCGGATATGTTGGCACAATTGACTACAGGATTCGCCAACTTAGCTACAGCTCACTTCTCACACTACACCAATGTCCAAGAAAATTCCAGTTATATAAACTGCGAACTACTCAACGAACCGAAGAAGATTCCAAAAGCACAATCACCTTCGCATTCGGACATGTTGTCGGAGAAGCTATCCAACTTGCGCTCCAAGGTGCTAGCGAAAACGAAATAATCTTTCGCATGTTCTGTAGCTGGCACACCGATCTATACGCAATCGATGAGCGGTTGGATAAATCTTTCTTTACTGCCGTAATGGCAATGCAAAGATTTCGTGCTGCACTCGCCGCGGGCTTTCTATCCGAATACGAGCTAGTATACATAGATGGGCGACCCTCATGTGAGCTATCTTTCTGTGTCACGTTTCCAGACGGCTTTCGTTTGCGTGGCTTCGTTGACGCAGTTCTGCAGAACAAAACTAACGGGAAGGTGATAGTTCTGGAGTGCAAAACTACCGGGGCAGTCGCAGTAAACCCCGCATCGTATAAAAATAGCTCTCAGGCAATCGGATATTCCATAGTTCTAGATCACCTATTCCCAGCTATCTCCTCCTATGAAGTGCTATATCTCGTATACCAGACCAAAGCAAAAGAATACCTCCCGATACCATTCACAAAAACCTATCTCCAACGAGCACTGTGGTTGCGAGAACTTCTCCTAGATGTGGAAACAATAAAACTATACGAGGAAGCTGGAGTATACCCGATGCACGGAGAAAACTGTGTATCCTTCGGCAGAGATTGTGAGTATCTACAAACCTGCACACTTTCCACAGCTTATCTTACTAAACCTTGTACAGCAGAAGAGGAAGATACAGTGGATTATCAGGTAAATGTTTCCCTCCTTGACCTACTCAACACACAACTTGCAAAAGCGGAAGGATAATCATGAGCGCGCCATCACAAATCTCACCAAACCTTGCAGTTCTAGCTCTCCTCATAGATTTGGAAACCGGATCACCAACCCTACATTCGCTTTCAGCAACCAAACAGCGTCACTGTCTCAAATTGCAAAGTGCTGGTCTGGTAGTTTTAGGTGGAGAAGATCTATCCAGCGTACGAGTATCTCTTAGCGAGCTAGGTGTAGTGGTTCTAAAGGAGCTAGCAGATAATTTTAGTACAATGCTAGCTACTTCCCCTGCATATATGAAAGGTTAATTCCCATGAACATCTACGCACAAATAATTTTATACCTCACATTGTTGGAAGGCACAATAGGTCTAATCATTCGCCTATGCTACCTTGGCTGGGGTAAGTTTCCAGTAACCGTAGAACGTACTCGCGGATTTGTAGTAGTGCAACTTATTCTTGGCATAGCAATGCTAGTACTAACCCTCAAGGCACTAGGAATCCTGTGATATGAAACTCTCCCTAAAAACTGCATCAAAGAGCCATCGTGTTCTCCTATTTGGCCCGCCGAAATCCGGAAAGTCCCTTCTCGCCGGTAAACTAGCGGAAGTGTTTGATCTCCTGTGGTTCGATCTGGAAAATGGCTATGATACATTGTTCCAACTCCCGGTCGCATGGCAGGAACGAATCAACATTATCCAACTCCCGGACACGCGTACTTTCCCGGTCGCTGTAGAAACTTGCCTTAAAGCTATCAAAGGAACTGCAGGAACTATCTGTGAAGAACATGGAAAATGGGGTTGCATCCATTGTGCAAAGACGAATGCTGCGACGACTTCCGTACATCTTAGCGAGCTACCTCTTAGCTCTATTGTGGTATTTGACTCTCTGACACAACTCACCAATAGTGCAATAGCGCATATAGCAAAGAATCAGCCAGAAGACTATAAGTTCGAACACGATGATTGGGCAAACCTCGGGAAAGTTATGGACACATTCCTTTCCCATGTGCAGCAAGCTGGATTCCATGTCCTATGTATCTCCCATGAAACAGAAGCAAAGATGGAAGATGGGAAGGAGAAACTGGTACCAACTGCCGGCACCCGGAATTTCTCCCGCAATGCTGCAAAGTATTTTGATGAGGTAATGTACTGTGAAGTGAAGAACAAGCGGCATATAGTTGGTTCCTCCACACTGTACAATGGCAACATCCTAACTGGCAGTCGCACCGGGCACATTCTCGAAGCACAAAGTGAGCCATCCCTGATTCCAATTTTCAAGGGCGAGCGCCCGAAAGCACCTAGTATCGTACAAACAGATACTCCCGCAACCAAGGCAGTTACAGGACTTGCCGCACTTTCAGCTAAACTTGCTGCACAAAAGGAGATAGCAAATGGACAGAAGTAAGTTACAAGTACCCGCGAACATTAAGCTTGTGGGATTCGCAGGGAGAGCAGGTAGTGGGAAAGATACTGCTGCAAATCTGGTTGGTTTTTACAAGAGTAGTTTTGCACGTCCGCTAAAACATGCCTGTGCAGCACTGTTTGGTTTGATGCCCAAAGATTTCAATGAACCACAATACAAAGAACAAATCGATCCATACTGGGGAATTTCTCCAAGGCAGATGGCCCAATTCTTCGGCACAGAAGTGGTTCGTAACCACATGGAAGAACTTCTTCCTGGTATTGGAAAAGATTTCTGGGTGTACAGACAAACTCAACAGATCAAGCAATTTTTCGGCGAAGCCCCCATAAATCCTACACTTGTAGCCATCACTGATGTTCGCTTTCAAAACGAATATGATTGGATCATTTCCAATGGTGGAATCATAATCCATATAACTCGCCCAGATGTTGCACAAACTGTAGGCATTCCTAATCACCCTAGCGAAGCCGGCATCCCTAACATTCACACACCTGAAAGGACTTTCTATGTAAACAACACCGGCACAATTGCACAACTGCAAGAAACTGTCAAGACAATAATCTCGACAGCATTTCCCTCCATTTCTCTCCCGTAATCCCTACATCCATACACTGGTACATACTATGAACACTTCTGCTGATTTCAATGTTGACGCAATTCTCGATGGCACTCTGGATGATTTGGCTGACATGCCGGAGTTTCGTCCGTACCCTGCTGGCACGCATCGTTTCCATCTCACACTGGTGAATAAGACTGCTAAGAAAGATTGGATCAATGGACATCCTGCAGTCGAGGCAAAGATGAAGCTCATTGAAACTGTCGAACTCGCAAATCCGGCCGATGCCCCGCTTACTGCCGGCGCTGAAACTTCCGTGCTCTATATGTTGGACAACGAACTCGGGCAGGGCAGCTTCAAGAATCTGATGAAAGCTCTGGTTGCGCATTTCGGTGCGCGCAGTAACCGGGAACTGATGGAAGAGTGCAGGAATCTGGAATGCCTCGGTGTTACCAAGTTGCGCGCAAATAAGGATAAGACCAAGGAATACACGGATCTGGTCGAAATCCAAGTGGTGTGATTGTGGAAACTGGAATCAATATCAGTAACACACCAGCTTCCCCAGAAACTTTCA